CTAATCTGGTTAGCGTTCAATCCTCCTGCAACACCTACTGCTGTTACAATTCCTTTGAATTCTCCTGAACCGTCATTGTTAGTAACAACTAAAGTTTGACCTACACGAATAGCAATAGTTCCAGCTGTTAAGCCTGTTGCAGCTCGGTCTGGTACTAACGCATCGTTAATATCAAATATTACGTTGTCTCCAGCAACTACTGCTCCTGTACCAACTTGTGTATATTTAGTGTGTAGTCTTCCTTGCTCTGCCCACTTTACTAAGTCTGAGTTACTTGGTAATTCAGCTCCTACTAAACGTAAGAAAGAAGAGATAGTTCTATTACCATAACGCTCGAATTCTTTTTCATAAGTGTCTGGTAAATACTGATTCAAAAAGTTGAAATCAGTAATGTAATTTGTAGCCAACGGCACTTGTTGTGGTGCTGGCTGTAGCGCAAATCCTGGTCCTGCTGGCACAGTATTTGGCCCTAATAATTGTCCTGCCATTTTTTAAATTTTTAAAATGTTGTTAATTTTTTCTTTTAATACTCTTAATTTTTAAACCCCTCCCTTCGCTTGGATTGATTGCACGAAACTGAGTTCCTCCTTTAGAAGTAACTTCAGGAGCAGAACGTGTAGACATATTGATGTTTTTCATCTTTCTAGTTACATCGTCCGTTGCTGCAGCCTTTCCTTGCTCGTAAAAAAACCTTGCGAACTTATCAGGGTTCATTGCTGCTGATAATGCTTTATGATATTCAGCTGCGTTTTTAACTAATCCGTCTTCATTCAAATGATTATTAATAAAATTAATAACGCTTGATTGAGACTTTTTAATTTCCTCCACAGAACCTCCTGGGTTGTATAACAAATTAGCTTCATCAATACTGACCTTAAAACCTTTAAAGTCTTGATTTAGCACCTTGTCAGTTTCTTTATGAAAGAAATCTACTTTCCTAGACTGCTCTTCTGACTGAGTCTTTGCATTCTCAACATATTGCTTGTACGCTTTGTAGTCTTCATTGTCCTCAGAAATACCAGTTGCGCTTGACTCAAGCGGCTGGTGATACATTTCTTTTTGTTCATTGAAAAACTTCTTAGCTTTTACAATTGCTTTTTTCTTTTTTAACTTAGCTCTCTTAACATCAGATTCATCATCAAGTTCCTCATCATAGGAATACTCTTCCATTAATAATTCAACATCATCTTTATCAATACCCTCTTCGGTAGCTATAAGATACTCAGTTAAAATTTGGTCTTCATCTAAGGAATCAAAGTCTCTGTTTAATTTAACATAATCTTCAATGCCACGACCAGTTTTCTTTTTATATTCAAAATAAGCCGACACATCTTCTGGAAGTTCATTGTTGCTTTCTTTTTCTGCAAACAATTGGTCTACCGATGATATGTCCTTATCATATCTGTTCTTAATAAAACTAAGAACGTCTTCTTCTTTTAGTTCAGCACCTTGCGTTTCCTCAGGAGCTGCGGTTTGCTCTACAGCTTCTGGCTGTGTCTGCTCTTCGTATTGCTGTTCGACTTTTTGAATTAGAGTTTCCTCTACTTCTGCCACTGATTTTTCTTCAACAACACCTACTTCTTTTACTTTTATTTCCATTAGATTAAATTTTAGTACAAATATAGTACATTAAAAAATTATAAATTATTTACTTTACCTAGGGTCAAACTCTGCTAAATCAAACCCATCTAAGCTATCTTCATTAGACTCAAAGTTTTGAGGAGGTAAGTTATTTTTTCTTTGATTAATCAGCTTTGATTGTTCTGTGTTCTGCTGACTAATACGTCCTGCCTTAGCTGTTTCTCTTTGAGATTCTCTTTGAGATAAAGCTTCCTCTGTCATGCCTCTTAACTGCTGATTATAATTAAACTCTTCAGCCATAAGCATACTTTTTAGCTGAGCTTCATTCTTCATCTTCTCAATTTCAAAAGCTATCTCCGCTTGTTTAATCTGCATCTTAGCATTCATCTCTGCTTGAGACTTCTGCATTGCTGTTTGAGCTGCCATTTGCTGAGACTTCAGTTGTGTAGCCGCCTGCATTTGTTGCTGAAGCATAGCATTCTTTTCATCTCGCTCTTGCTTCTGTTTACGCTTAACCTTAAGTAATTGATTAGCTAGTTTGATGTTTTTTATTTCTCGGATATCAATAGCATCCTCTAAGTTTATATCACTTTTAGATAATGCCATTTGTATATTTTGCTCAAGCTGAGCTTTTTCCTCTTCGTCAGGAGAAACTTCAATAAAAATACCAAAGTCATAAATATATAAATCTGATATATCGTTAAGTATACTTACGTTATACTTACCTATCTTATTGATGAAGTCATCTTTGAAATCCGAATACTCTAAAATGTCTGCAACCCTGTACGTTAGTGCTTCTGCAAGAGTTCTATAAACATATAGACTCCCTTGAAGTATGTGCCTGGTGGCTGTGTTAGAATTTAATGCGGCAAGTTTCTGTAATCCAACTAAGGAATTAGGGTCAGGCGTTGAGCCATCTCTAGCTTCATTTAATCCTGTTACAGTTCTAATCATGTTTAAATAATGATTATAGTTTGTAATAAGCATCTGAGTTTTACTAGCTCCGCTGTTTGAGGTTAGCTGTTGTATTGGAACTCTTGCTTGATTAAAGTCACCATCCTGAGTGTAGCTTCTACCTATTACAGAACCTGTCTGAAAATACAATCTTAATGCATCCTCTGGATTATATGCAGCACCTGTACCTAGGTCAACTTCATTTAATCCGTCTGCATCTATAAATACCCCATCAGGGACAGTCCTAGCTATAACTTGTTGTAATTTTAAATGTGTAATCTGAATTAAATCAGCAAATGGAATCATTCTTCTTACTAATGATTCTATAACACCTTTGTACATTCTTGGTGCAACAGCAACATAATTTGGTAAAGCATGTTGTGAAGAAGACTGAGGACGAACCATGTTACTTGCAAGCTCCCACTTCAAAAGAATATCAGTACCCATCACCATTATTCCATCATACCAAACGTCAATAGTTTTAGAGACCTTCTCAAACTTCCCATCCTCCATCATTTCTGGTGGTGGATTAAATTGGTCATCTTTCTCTATCATTTTTTTAGCTCCACTATCTGTAACCTTTTTCTTATAAACCATTTTCTTTGTGGTCTTATAATTAAAATACATTAAGGTTACTGTGTCTCTATAAAAAATATCGTTTTGTTGATACTGTGCTGTGTTGTAATAATCATACCAGCTCTGACTGTATTTAGATATTTTATCTAAATCATCATTAGTCAAACTCTGGTCTATTTTAAGTAGCTCCGTAATTGGAACTACTTTTATTTCACCCCAATAAAAACAATCTTTAAAGTGTGGGTCTTCTGTGTAACTATATACTATATTTGCAGGGTCAACATACTTAACTTCTACTCCAGAACCTGGCAGGAATTCATGCTTTGCACAGCCTATCCCCAGTACAGTTAAGTCGTAGTCAATTCTTTTACGAGCATCCGAATAGTGATTTTCTTGAAACATAGTGTCGATAGCTTCTTCCTCGGCTATCTCAATTGCAGGCTTGTAATTAAGCTGCATATATAATGTTAGTTCTTCATCGTTTTCAGGAAGAGAATCAGGGTCCATTGTAAATGGGTCTGCTCCTGTCATGTCTTTAATATCTAAGAGTATGTCTTTAGCCGCCATCTGACCTTCAATCATATCTTGATATTTACTTCTTTTACCTTGGGATAATGCGTCTTGAGCATAAGCCTTTACCTTAAAGAGTCTGTCAGACATTCCATTAACTACAATATCTACAAACTTAGGGAGTATAGGGACAGGAGTCCAATCTAAATTAAGATAAGATAAGTCTCCGTCTACAGCTAATTCATTTTTATATTTACCTACTGATTGTTCTCCTCTCGCATATAAACGTAATCTGTGAAATTCTCGCCATTGGTTATAATAACGACAGCCATTGCCATCTTTTCTAAACCACTCATACTGTATTGCCTGCCCTATCTGTAAGCCAAACTCATCAGTGGCTTTTTCGGCATCTGATACAAATTGACTAGGAAAGCCTACAGATGAAATATTTACTTTAACTTCTTTCATCTATCTAATTAAATCGCTCGTTAATCCCTTATTGGTATACCTTGCAAAGTTAATGGAAATTTTTGAGCTTTTCTTTTCAGGTGTATACAAATGTTTTTGGCAAGCCATTATAGCTAATCCACTACTAATAGAAGCATCAAACTTAGTTCTGTTACCTATATCGAACTTAGCCCAATCTTCTAATGTTCTAGCAAACGGCATAAACCCCATTAAATCAGAGTCTCTAAAAGTTCCTTCAATATCTAGACCAATATACTTTTCTATATATGATTCTATTGCAGAGGCGTGTGCTTGTTTAATATCCTCACTGGAGTTTGGTATACCTCCTAATTCCTTTTCTGTTCTTGATAGTTTGTTAAAAATCTTATCAGGTCTGTTCATGCTAAAAGCCCTATACCCTCTATTTTTAAAATGATATAAAAGTCTAGGTTTATTATTCTCTACAAGTATTGGCATTCCATAAAAAACACAAGCCATTAATACTTCTTCAAAAAATATTTCAGCTGTTTGAGGTCTTGCTACGTATTCTAAAAAGAACTCATTACTTGGAGCTTCGTCCATGTTAAATTTAGTTAAACCATGAAGTGCTCCGTTTGAACCTCTTCCGCCTACAGTTCCAGATATATCATAGCTATCACAACCAAATGCTCCTAGGTGTTCATTCCCTGGCATTTTTTTACCATTCCTATTTATAACTCTATTCTGTAGGTTTTTATTAGGAGTCCAAGAAACAAGGAATCTTCCTCTATTGTTAGGAGTCCATATAACTTTAGAATCTTTTATCCCATCTTTCCATGAGAAAGAGCCTCTTGTTAAATGATGCTCTTTAATTGTAGAATCATTGTAATCAATTTGCTGATATATCTTAGTTAAATTAAATAAGGATTGTTTACTTTCATCCCTAAACGCATGTGACTCTGTCCTTGGGAATTGTCTATAAAATTCATTTAAAGCATCTGGGTCTTTCTTAAGACTATCCACTTCGTTTTGCCAATAATTTATTGCGCCTTGTTGGATTATACTATTATCAATCCCTATAACAGGCTTACTGTTGGTGTTTATATGCATAACAGGCAAACCATATCTATCTATAAATCCTTCCATATTCCATTCCATAGGGATGAAAAGTGAATATAGTCCGCTTTTGGTTTGACCATTGGAGTTTCTTAACTTTACATCAGAGTCTTCATAAAGCTTTTTAAAGTTGTCACCTCCTTTACTTAAAGCATTAGAGGTAGAGCCCATCATGCATTTGCCTATAATTTTACTACCTAATCTTAAACAAGTCTTAGTGACCCTCCAGTTATTTAATATATTATTTGGCTTGAGCCACTTTCCACTTTCATCATGAACTAGTAGTAAAAGTTTTTCACCATCATAAGAGTTATCGTCAGTATTCTTCCAGTCAATAGTTGTATCCAATCCATCTATATCCTCCTCAGAGCCATACATATTTTTCTTTGTTATCTTAGAGGCAGGAACCCTGTACGCAAGCTCTGTCTTAGGTTTATCCATACCATCCTGAATAGGTTTAAAAAAGAATGGTAGTCTATTAGCTATAGGCACAACCTTATCGGTAAACATTTTCTTAGCGTCTGCTCCTGTTTTAGATAGTATTCCAACCCTTGAATCTTTTGCAAGTGTTCCTATATTGACACTTTCTGAAGAGCCCATAAAAGAAAATCCTGAACGTCTTATCTTTAAATAAGTCATCCCAAAACTTCTGTTATCAGCTTTACACGCTTCCCAAAATAAATAAAATATTCTATTAGCTTCTCTATAATCTGGGTAACCCACATCAATAGAAGTCCATTGCAGATACATGTAGTGAGCTCCACTTATATAAGTAGGTACTCCGTTATTCATAAACCAATGGCCTAACTCTCTACTGTCAAACTCATTCTCAATGTAATCAACCCAGTTGTTTTTAAATTGACTAGGCATTTCATTCCACTGAAATATTGATTTAATTTTACTAAGAGGTTTGGGAATATCTATTCTTTCCCAGTATTGCTCAGATTTTTTCTTTGAACGTGAATGTATTTTTTTTGGTTGTTTAGGTAAACCAATAATAAGACCCTGTATATTAATTATATTTTCAATTTCTCCTGTTTTTGAAATTATAACCAAATCATATTTCTCGTCATATCCATACTTCCAACTTTTATTTTTGTTCTTATTGGTGAGTACGGCTTTAGGTACGTAATCTTGTACCACTTTATACATTTCGTTATCTTGACCTTCGTTCTGCAAACCCTTGTTTTGTATCTACTTTGTTATTACTTTCTGCTAAATCTAAAGCCTCTTTTTCTAACTCTATTCTGCTTAGTATTTCAAACGCATCAAATATTGCTAGTTTTTTTGTAGCCGCTGCATTCTTTAACCTGTCTGCAGAAATATCATCTTCTGGGTCAGGCTTTATAATATCTTCTTTAGCGACCTTTATTAGCTGCTCTACAGCCTTTCTGGCAGCAGATATAATATCAAGTTTCATTTCTTTATTTGACTTCATAGAATCATTGTTATTTGATGGTCAAACATTCTATATAGCTTCTCTCCATCAACCTCAAACTCATATTCACTTTCAGGCTTAAATGAAATTAAATCTCCTTTTTTTACGCCTTGATTTATCAATGTAGTATTGGGGTAAATCATCTCTGCGACTAAAGGTTCTTCTTTAGTGTTTTTAAATATAATAGATTCTTTTGTTTTTATTGGTTTAACATAACAATATCTGTCATGACAAAACCATTGTGTTCCATTCTGGTACATAAAAAACTGGTCGTTATCAACTAGAAATAAATTATCTTTTAAAAAACTCTTACCACTTTTTCTTCTTCCCTTAATATCGTTGTAGAATTTAAAAACATTGTGATGAACAAGAAGAGTATCTCCTACCTTTATAGGGCCACAATAGTTTATAGGTAATGCTTTTACTTCAGCATACCTATTGGAGTACCTGACATCTTCTTCTGATGAGCTTACTAAAAAATCAATACCTCCAATATTTTTAGTATTGGAGTATCGCTTATTTTCTTTTGGTGTAACTATAAAGTCTGTTGGTGATTTCAAAAGTTTATATTGTATTCAATGGATACAGGCATAGTGGAACTAAACTCTTTCCAAAGAATAACAACATCATTATCATCTATGTATATTTTGTAGGATTGGAATTCAGAATCATATTTAATTAAATGAATTCTATGCGTTCCGTTTAGAACTTCTTGGCCTACTAAATAATGCATAGCTCCAGATTTATAATCTGGGCCGACTGATATTTTTCTTATATCCATTATATTTAATTTTATTTATATTTTTATACGTCTTTAAGAAATCTAATGTACGCAGCACGATTTGCACCATTAGCTCCGTCAAAACCTGAAATTAGGAAAGGGTCTACTGCACCAACAGACCAATATCTTAGAATATCCCAGTTTCCTGATTGTGATATAGTGCTTGTCCAGATGTATTCTCTAGTTGTATCTTCAACGAAGAAAACTAGATTAGATGATAACGCACCACCCCCATATCCATTAAGGTTGAAATCAGCATCTCCTAATTCGGTTGTATCGGTTAATCCAGCCCAAATTCCTGGGTTAGAACCATATCTATTTTGATTAGGAGAACTATCATTACATGGGTTGTTTGATATTACTTGCCACTCTGGCGAAGTCGGAAGTCTAAATCCTGTTGGTGGCTGTATTTGTCTTGCTGCAAATTGATTATATAAAAGACCTCTTTCGCTGTTATTAGAGTCAAAGTTCCAGTATGCAGCTACTGGAAGTCCAGCGTTATGCTGAGCATAGAATTCAGTAGCATTTGTAGCAATAGGAATAGTCCCACCTGATGTTGTATCGGTTATAGTTGAATTTTCATCAGTAAATACAAAATCACAAACTGTAGTTTCACCTGGGCTAGGAGGTGGTGTTGGAGTTGATTGTATTTCTTTAAATACAAAAGATATTGCTAGCTCTCCAGTATTTGGAGTTAAAGCTCCTGTTTCTTCTCCAACAACAGCTATATTATCAAACTGTCCAACAGTTATAGCACTAGATGAAAGGTCAACTTGTCCTGAAACATAAGTTCCATTGTCACTATTGTCTATTACAAATATATCAGATATTGGTGTATAGTTTGAAAAATCAGCACTAGTATTGTTTGTTATTTTTCCTATAGAAAATTTAATGTCAGTTCCTACAGGAACAGATACTGTATTCTCTCCCATCCAAACCCACGTTACGGCTTCTAGTTTAAGATTTAAAGGAACTCTCCATAAAGGTATCTGAGTAGGCCCTGTTACGTTTGACGTCCACTCCATAAAATCATGGCCATTAGTTTGACTACCCAAGTTGTTTACCATACCATTTATGATATACTTGTTTTCTACTCTTTGAGTTTCAATAACATTACCTGCAGAATCTACCGATAAATTGTAAACATCATTACCAACTACATTTCCACTTCCATAGGTTGGTAGTTTGTATTGACCACCTTTTTTTATTTCTAAAGCGTTTGATTGACTAGTTGAGTCTTTACCGTTACCAATCGTCACTAAGTTGTCAGCTTCGCTCCATGTATTAACACTACCAGGTAGTGGAACATTATATGAGCCTATTACTATTTGTCTAAAATCAGTAGCGTTTAAATGTGAACCGATTGCATACGACTCCTCTCCTGCGTTTTGGTTACCTTTACCAATAGAAAAAGACTGTGCTGCTGTTCCATTTATTTGATTTCCTTTACCAATTGCAAAAGAACCAGAGCCATCTACAATATTAAGTGCGCCCATTGTAAATGAACCGACTTCTTTAGATTCATTGTCTTCACCGAAGGAAAAAGAACCAGCTCCAGATGCTGTGGTTGTACTGAATGTTCCGAAAGCAAAAGAGTTATCTCCACTTGCTTCTGCATTTGAACCATAAGCTTGTGCCTGCTCACCTGAAGCTATGTTTGCATAACCTATAGCTACAGAAACCTCTCCATCTGCTGTAGAAAGTTGACCCATAGCAGTAGAAAATTTTCCACTTGCTGTTGTTTGACTTCCCATTGCTGTTGATGCTTCCCCACTTGCAGTTGTTGCAAGTCCTGATGCAAAAGATGAAGAAGCACTTGCTTGTGTTGTATTATTTAATGCTGTAGAGTAATTACCACTTGCTGTTGTGTTTGCTCCCATTGCTACAGAACCATCTCCTGAGGCTTCAGTTTGTAAACCCATTGCAGTTGAATTATCTCCACTTGCTTCTGTGCTTTGTCCACTTGCTGTAGAAATCTTTCCACTTGCTACTGTGCCATCTCCCATTGCTGTGGAAATCTCTCCACTTGCTGTTGTGTCATTTCCCATTGCTGTAGAACCATCTCCTGAGGCTTCAGTTGCACTTCCTATTGCTGTAGAAGTATTTCCTGTAGCTTCAGTTCCACTTCCCATTGTTGTAGAGGAAATACCACTTGCTTTGGTGTTTAGGCCCATTGCAGTTGAATTATCTCCACTTGCTTCTGTGTCTTCCCCTAAAGCAACTGCTGCTGGTCCGCTTGCTTCTGTTCTGTTTCCTATTGCTACAGAAACTGTATTAGATGCTTCTGAGCCATTACCCATTGCTAATGAAATAGTACCGCTTGCTTCGGTGTTTTGGCCTATAGAAGCTGAATAATTACCAGTTGCTGCTGAGCCATTACCCATTGCTATAGAAGTATTTCCAGTTGATTGTACTGCAACTCCAATTGCTAATGAATTATTACCACTTGCTGTGGTGTTTTCTCCACTTGCAAAACTATGGTTTCCGCTTGCTACTATATTTTCTCCTCCAATAGCTAATGAATTATCACCACTTGCTGTTGCGTTGTTTCCTATTGCGACACTAACTATGCCATTAGCTGATGATTCAAAACCCATTGCAATAGAATAATCTGCAGAAGATGCAACTTGATTATCAGTACCCATTGCAACAGAACTAAGCGCAGATGAATCATTACCCTCGCCTAAGGCAATAGAATTAATTCCTTTAGCAATGTTACGTACACCCATTGAAATAGAAAAATCTCCCTGAGATTCATTATTACCCCCATAAGAAAAAGATTGGTCCCCAGAGGCTTCACTAGCTTTACCACCTGCAAAAGAGTTATCTCCACTTGCTTCGGTGTTTTGTCCAAACGCATTAGCAAAATTACCAGAAGCATCTGAATTTAACATGTCGTTAAAAACTAATGAATAATCTCCATCGCCTCTTAATATATCACCATCTCCTAATTCAGATGGGCTAGTCCATATAGCAAATCGGTCTTTTGTTCCACCCCCTGTTAATACAGATGAGTTGTCAATCTTATCCCAAAATATGTTGTCGTTTAAATCTTCAGAGATAATAGCCCAATCACCAACTTCCCAGTCAGTAATAGTTCCACCACCTTGTGTATTTAAAGGAGTAGCACCTGCTACAGATACTATCCAGTATTTTCCTGTATTTGCAGGAATTAAAGGAACGCTAAATAAATCAGGTGAATTTAAATCTGCATCCCATGCTCCTTGAAATTCTAGTCCAGAACCTTGGTAGTTTTGCCATTCGACAGTACCATCGGTTTGAGAAACTAAAACTTGTTCTCCTGTACCTATATTGTTATTTGCATCGTAAACTTCAGACGCAAAATAAATTCCTCCATTTACATTTACTAATCCATTTGCAAATGTTTCTTTTCCAATAGTTACATTTTCAGCAACGCTTAAACTACCAACACCACTTCCGTTATCTAAATAAACTATTGTGCCTGCTGGAGATTCACATGGGTCTTTTGAAGTAATAGTAGCTGTGTCTTGATAAAATAAGGAATTAACTAACTTAAAAGATTCCTGTCCTGCTATGTCTGCAGTAAATATAGGTAATCTATAAGAACACCCATCAAAAGCTTCGTCAATAACAAATTCAGCAATACCTCCTAAGGTAAAAGTTTTTGTCTGCCTTTCAATTGGTGTTGAATTGGCAGCAGTTCCTATTAAATAATCCTCAGCCTCAATTGGTGATTGATTTGGATACGATAAAGTATTGCTAATTTTTGCCATGTTTTATTCTTTTTTCTCGGTGACTTGTCCAGTCTGTAAATTAATTACTGATTCTTCACCATATTTTTTTATTAGTTCTTTTTCTAGTTCGACAAACTTACTTTTAATTTCTTTTATCTTGCCGATGATGTTTTCTTTCTGGAGCTCTAAGTCTCCTAATGAAATTTTAGATTGCGTAAAAGAATTGTTTAATTCTTGTAATTTACTTAATTCTTCTGATGTTAACTTTTTTGACATAATTTTAAATTTAATTTATTCTACAAAGATATGAATTTTATTCTTGATTGTTTTTTCTGCCTTTCTCCCAGCTGCGACCCACAAAGTATGCGCCATATACAGTTACTAGTAAGGTTTGAAAAATTGGAATATAGGCTTCAGCTATTTTAAATTCCCCAATATTTCCATCAGTAAAACATAATGCTGTAAATATTACTGTTAAATAAATAAGAACCATTGGTCTAATGTTCTTAGACAAAAAAGAATCTGATTGCATATCATACTTCCAGCGTTCTGTTACCTGCTGTTGAGCTTCTTTATCGGCCTGCTCTAATATCTCTTGGATTTTTTGTTTTGCTTCTAGTCTTTCTTCGTCTGTTGTAACTAAATCATCAATAACATCACCAACTTGTTTTATAACACCTCCTGTTAACCATTGTATAATTTTCTTCATAATCCTTTATATTCATTAAACGCATCATAGCTTGGACAAGCTTTGGTTGAAAAATCCCTATGGCCATGTATAGAGGCTTCAGGGAATATGTTTTTTAATAATCTTAACAACAAAAGAAAGCTTGCTATTTGAGCACTTGTTCTATTGTCCTCTGGACACATATCTTTATCAACCCCACCAGCATAACAAATGCCAATTGAATTTTTATTGTATCCTTTAGTATGAGCTCCTGATTTTTCTAATGGTCTGCCAATTTGTATTTGACCATCTCTTTTAATAAAAAAATGGTAGCCAATACCTGACCACCCTCTTTGTTTATGCCATTCATCTACTCTATCAGCATCAATATCCATGTTAGGTGGAGTTGCTGAGCAGTGAATTATAATCTTATTTATTTTTCTTTTCATTATAATTAATCCATATTCTTTGAGCCGTATAAACTATAGACGCTACTAATAAGATTAATTTTAAAACCATCTCTACGTGAGTCATTGAAATAGCAAGGCTAAGAAAGTTAATAGCGTATATTTTTATATCCTGCAAATTCATTACTCTTTAATAAGTATATACTCTACTTCTATATCTATAAGTGCACTATTGTTCTGAATATATCCTACCATAGTGCAATAATTTCTCCAGCTGTTGTTTCTGTATCAAAAACTTGAATTACATTAACAGGAAAAAACTGTCCTGAATAAACCCCAACAAAAGTTAATATATCTCCTCCTGCAGTTTGAACCTTTATATTACCTGGTATTCCTATGTATAAAGCACAACCATTGTTGACGCCATCTGGATTTGAAACATTTGGTATCAAGTCTGTGTCGCTGGGGTTTACTATAGCGGCCCTATTAGCTGTTAATTTTGTATATGCCATTTTTTATTTGGTATAAGGGAATTTTCTATTTAAACTGTCTCTGCGCTCTTTGCAGCCACAAGGTTTCCCTGTTACCTTGCTTACAGTATCAACCACTTTTTTTATTCCAGTTACTGTTGTTACTTTTTCTATTGTATCTCCTAAGCCTCTTGATTTCATCACTAGCTTTTTACGTAAGTTTTTTGCATATTACATTCGCACATTTTATTTGGACACTTCTCAATGTCTTTAAAACTGACAGCCAGCATCCATGAATTCCATGCACATTGGAATTTACACCATACTGATTGCATCCACAATCCTAATTTTACAAAAGCTTTTCCCATTATAATTTTTTATTTTTCAATATTTTCTTTACGCTTCCGTCATTAAAGGTAATTGAATCTCTACTTGTTCCATGACCATAATGCATAGTCCCTGAAGTTTTATTATTTCCTTTACCTCCTATCGCTTCTGTAGCTACTTCACGTGCGTGCTTTTTAAGTAGCGATTGAGCTTGTAGACATCTTGCTTTTTTTACTGGGTCTTTAATAGATTGACACGACATAAGTTTATTTTTTATTTACAAAGATACTAATATTTTCCTTTACGAGTTTTTGGGGAAGACTTTGTTGAACCGCCTTTTCCAGCCCATAAATTCTTACATGCCCAATAGCGTGCTGTTAGTTTTGATTTTGCCGTTCCACACTTGTGACGTGCTTTGAAGCTCTTTCGTGCAGCAGCAGAATAATTGTGCCCATAACCCTTTGCTCCAAAGTGAATTAGCTTTTCCGTTCCACCCTCACAAGCTTTTACCATTTTCTTTTTCCCAGCTCTATCGGAAGCCCTTGGTTTATTGCAGACCATTTTGCTTTTGTCTGCCATTAATATGTTTCTCTAAATGTTAAGTAAGCTTCCATTTCTGCATCATTAGTGGCTATTGAACCATTTTCAACTCCACTTACATTAAGAATGTCTCCTTTTGAAAATGTTACACTTCCGTCCCAGCTTTTAAATGGAAAACTTCCAGTATCTGCTGCGGTAAGTTGTACTCCTATTTGTGCTTGAAGTGAATAATTCGCCTGCACTGTTGTAGAAATATTTGGTGAATTTAAAGTGTATAAGAATACAGTCCAAGTATCACTACCTACTATGTTAACTGCAGTGTTGTGAATCCATTTTGTAGTCACATTCTCAAGTACACAATCAAAAGGAATTACAAATACAGAACTATTTGCCGCTACAGGCGAAGCTGATGCTGCAAACTCTAAGGTGTCTCCAAATATTCCTGGGCTACCTCCAAATAAATTCTTCCATATTCCTGTCACAGTAATTTTGTTTTGAACCTGAGTAGATATTTTTAAGTCAATACCAGGACTAGGGTCTGCTGTAAAGGTAATATTCTCTCCTGCTTGAATAGTTCCTGAATATACATTACCTGCGTCTGGTCCAGAAATACCATCTAATACAATATCAAAAAGAGTTGAGGAGGTATTGACAAAGCTTAATCCATAAGTACTATCAAGTTCTGATGGTTGTATTTGTATATTATCCGCTCCCTTGTATCCAACTACATAATCAACATCGGTATGTGATGTACCAACCACAAAATCACTAAATCTTTTATTTGCCATTTTTTGTTTTTTTTATTTTTTATTATGGGCAGGTTTCTGGTATCATTCTGCCGTTATTAGTTATGTTTATTTCTTGAACGCAGAATTCACCAAGCTCCGTTATTATAAAGCATAGTTCTGGTATGTTCTCGTTTCTTTTATCTTGAAATGGTATTCCATTTCCATTACCTATAGCTGTCCCCATTATGCGTTTCTGCTTTTGCTTGCTTTATTATTTTCACCAAAACTTCTCATGCCTCTAAGTCTAGTTGCAGCAGTTACCACTGGTTTCTTTTTATTTCTCTCTTTATCTAAAGCAGATTGCAAATTTTTAATTTTAGTTATTGCAGCATTTCTAAAGTTCACACTGTTGTTGTCTTCAGCTTTATCTTTAGCTTTATCTTTAGCTTTATCTTCTTCTTTGGGTTTAGTTTCGTCTGACATAATTTATTATCTTTGTTGCAAAGTTACAAAATTTAATTTATGTCTATTCGAGGTTCTGACTACCTGAAATATTGGAGGGTTATTAGATATTTTATAAAAGCTAAGTACGGATTATCACAAGCCGATTTAGACATGCTGCTCTTTCTTTATTCTGAAGATTACTTCTCTAAAGATAAGTTCAGTGAGTTTGATGAATTACTATCGTGGGACGTTAATAGATTTGACAGACTACTTAGAGATGGATGGATTGAAGTATTTAGAAAAGGGACTAGAAATAGAAAAGGAATATATCAGTTATCATACAAAACTGAAAGAGTTATAAGTGGAATATATAAAAAACTAGAGGGTAAAGAGATTCCTACCAGTACATCATTTAACCCCATGTTCGCCAAGAACGTGTCATACACCGACAAGGTGTATCGAAATTTTATAATTCAAATTAACAAAGAGATTCGTGATGCAAAAAAATAACTTTGATATTCAATATGTTCTTGACAAACTAAATCTAACTCTAGAAGAATTAGATAAGTTATCAGATACTGGGCCTGTTATAGATGTTAAGTCTTATATTACAGAACGAAAGAAATCAAACATACATGGATATGGAATGTTCGCTAAAACTAAAATACTTAAGAACGATTTAATTGGAATGGCTTCTATTGATAATACTTACAAAACGTATCTAGGCAGATACACTAATCATTCAGCCAATCCGAATATATCTTTTCTATATAATCAATCAAATGATTTATTAGCAAAGGCCCTGCAAGACATAGAAGCAGGAGAAGAATTATTTTTAGACTATACATCACATTTTCTTAATCCACAGTATTTATAATACTACAACTACATCCCTTTCTTGAATTACAGTAAACTTATCATTCTCTATAAGCATTGTGTATCCCTGTCGTTTATCGTAATAGATAACATCGCCCTTACTTATGACATCAACATTAGTTCCTGGCTCAATTACTTTTCCTTTACTGTATCTAAACTGAGACGTATCTTCGGTAGATAATAGTAGTCCTGATGAGGTTTTAACCTCTTCATGAATTACTTCAATTAAAATATTTTTTCCTATTAGCTTCATGTTGTTTGATAAATTAAAATTGTTTCTACTGAGCAATCATCGTTAGGACACGAGTGGTTAGATACTATCCCTTCGTCTTCCATTCCGTAATCTTCATAGCTATGGTCTCCTCCCCATATTAATTCTTTTTCGCACACACTACATTTCATATCTATTTAGTTTCGTATGAACGTGCCATAGTTACAATAGCATTAGTTGATAGTATAGTTGTTGCTACCGACACTGCATTTAGTAACGCAGTCCTAGTTACTTTGAGTGGGTCAATAACTCCCATCTTTATTAAGTTACCATACTCAGAGTTTTTTAAATCATAACCCTCACCACTTTCAGGAGGTCGTGAATAAATTTCATTAAACTCTTTTCCTGCATTAGCTATAATCTGTCTAGCTGGTGCTTGTAATGCATACTTCATTATATTAGCAGCAATTTTTTCATCAGCTGTGGGTGAGCAAGGCTCACAAATTTCATATCCCAACTCATACAGAGCCATGCCACCGCCAGGAAGTATGCCTTCCTCTAGTGCTGAGCGTACTGCACATACCGCATCGTCTACTCTATCATACAACTCTTTTTGTTCTAGGTCTGTGTTACCACCAACGTATATTACACCAATACCACCAGAAAGCGAAGCTATCCTAGACATGATAAAATCTTTTTCCGTTTTTGTTTTTGCTAAATCATACGCACCTTTTAGTTCTGCTACTCTACCATCAACTGCATCTTGGTTTACGGAATCATCCTTAAGGATGACTGTTGAGCCACGTCCAACTATCACCTTGGCTGCATGGCCCAAGTCATCAGCATTTATAATGCTCAGGTCATCCCCAGTTTTTTCTGAAAAGTATGTAGCTCCTACGGTATATGCAATATCCTGCATCAACTCATGTTGCTTGTAGCCAAAGTTGGGTGGTGCAATATTACATATCTTTAAATTATTTTTCATAACATTGGCCGCTAACGTATTAATTACATTAACCGATGTAGGCGCAATGATAAGTAGTTTTTTGTTCTGCTGAATGATTGGCTTTAATACAGACTCTATCTGAAGTATGTTGCTAATCTCAGCATCAGATACCAGAATACTAACGTCCTCTAATATACATTCGTCTTTCTTCTGGTCATTGATAAACAATGGAGATGAATATCCCCTGTCTACCTTTATACCCTTGGTGGTCTCATAGTAAGTCTCGCTAGTCTGTGACTTCTCTACAGTTACAACACCATCTTTACCTACCTCATTATATACATTAGCAATCGTAGTCCCAAGCTCCTTGTCATTGTTGGCTGAAATAATTGCCACGTCTTTCATCTTTCGCTGAGATAATTTTTTGGAATCTAACTTTAACGCCTTAATGATATCTTTCGTAAGCTCATGCATGTGACGTAATACATCTGTTCGATTTACATCTTCAGTAATCAACTCTGTACCTTTCTTTACTAACGCCTCAGTTAATACTATAGCAGTAGTCGTTCCATCACCTGCCGTAGTAGCAGTCTTATCGGCTGCCTCTTTCATCATACGAACCGCAAGGTTCTCGACTGGGTCGATGAGGTTAATAGACTTAGCTACTGTAACTCCATCTTTCGTAACAGTAATGCCTCCAATATGTTCCTGTGATTCTATAAGTACTGTGTTGCCCTGTGGGCCGAGTGTACTCTTAACTGCGTTTGATAGTTTGGTGATTCCAGAGATTAACTTCTCTCTGCCGTCCTCACCGAAGCGTAGCTCCTTAGGGGAATATCCTTGATTCATAATTTAAGTGTATTTAATTTAATGCAAATATAGTAAATAATTTCAATACATATATATGTTATATACGGCTGCTCCTATATATATATATATTTTATTATAATTATTTATGTAAAAATTTTTGACGTTTTGGTTTTTTTTATAACATTTATAACATTAGTATTGATTATCAGTTAGTTAGCTATTTAAAGTCAACACTAAGTCAACACTAAGTCAACATTAGAATAACACATAAACAAAAAAAAGAGGGCACTACCCCTCTTCTCTCTAGACTAAGTCTATTCATCAAACACTACTCAATTATAGCTTCTTAAATAAGTTAATGTTAGCTTTGGCTAATTCATTACCTTCTGCAATCATACGAACCTTTTCTGCTCGCTTCATTTGTTTCCGCATACGTGCGGCTTTCGTAATACCCATCTCACACTCAGGAGCATTGTTTATTAACCGTCCTCCCTTTATAGTGTAATCATTCATCTTACCGTATTCCATATCTTAAAGTTTTTGTAAAGATACAAATTTTATTTAGGTGTTCAGAACCATGAGGTTCTATAGCGCCATACGCACGACAGCCCACAGCGGAAACGATTTTTTTTTTGCACCCCCCCATACCGATTCTGTCCATGCACTCTGGATTTTTTTGCCTTTTTTCTTTACCTGGTCCTTACCTGGTAGGCCTGTCCCCTTATCCCCTGTCCTGTCCAGGTTACATAACCCCTTACCCCTGTAGTATTTCCCCTTGTATCCCCTTATATCCCCTAACGTTTACCAGATAAACTCTTTAAAGAGCACAGAGATGTGCGTTAACCTCTCGCCCAGTATCCAGATAGCTAAACATTTTATAGGGAACAAAGCCACATAATACGCTTAGAGTGAATAAGTTAACTGCGAAAGCACACAATTCTTATTTAGAACGAATATAAACAACAAAAATAAGTTATTGAAAGCCAGTTAGTTACAAATTATTTTCATTCTGGGCTTGTGAGAACGAAAGATTTAAACTAGTTTTGAACCAGAAATAAACAAGTTCATTGACATTCTGACCTAAGCTACTGAGAATCAAGCAGTTACGATATTTACTCCATGTAAACTGCTGATAATCAATCATTTAACGTTCCAGTTAAGATTATCTCTCTATCCATATCTATCAAGCGAGGTAGCTAGCACCAAGGTGTTTATAGGTCAGACCATCGAGTACAAGTGAAGCCAAGGAGAGAAGACTGCTTACCCATCGAAAGATGTGGGTACTATTCGAGATAACCAATCGATTAACTATCTGTAGATAGAGAGAAAAAGTAAGGCCAGGGCCTGTAATGTACGACCAAAACATCGGTATCTGATAGACCAGACCAGT